CAATTGTCGATGCGTCAAATAGCGAAGTGGCGGTTAGTTTTGAAATAATCAATTCTGCCGATTGAGGACTAACAGATGAAACTCCCACGGAATAATCCATCACTACCGGATTGCCGTTCTTGTCGATTAAATCTTTATTCTCTTTGTAATTGGCAAACATAACCCTGTTTCCGGCCATTGTCGAGGCGATAGCGCCTTCTGGCACATTGTCGTAGGATCTATAATATTGGTCTTCCGGCAATACCGAAAACACCTTGCTGTTCGTAAATCGAATTGGCGCCGGAATAGTGATATTGTCACCCCAAGATTCTTCCGTTTTTACAAATTGGTCCACTTTGTAAACCACGTCTGAATTGCTGTATTTAAACAATAAATCAACGGCGACAACTTCGCGCGGACCGGTACTGAACGTAATATCGCATCCGTTGTATATGTTCACCATTCCTTTGTTTTCGCAGGAAGAAAAATCCAATTGAAATCTATCGGGTGTAAAAGCATACTCCTGCCAAGCCGAAATGGCCGAATAGTAATTGTCCTTGTATTTATATCTTGTCGCAAACGAAAGATACTTGTCTTCAAGGAAATTTTCCTTTAAATCCGAAGTGTTTATCTGGACAACTGTTGGTGGGTATAATGGAGGTGCTTTGATAAGCATTATTTCCTCGGCAGTGAATCCGTCAACTCCCCAAGTTTTGGCTCTTGCTATGTTCAGAATCCTTGGCGGGTTACTGTCTCCGGAAAATTTAAGTAAAGTGTCAGCGTCTGTGTTTCCAGGTAAAACTTCCACATTGGTTATTCTTTCCCCTGTTCTGAAATTCAATCGGGTTCCGGTTGTGGATTGGGCCACTATGACGGAAGCAAATGTTTCGCTGTCATATTCAATGATGTAATCGTGATTGGTTCCTTTTACAAAGTTGTAAACCTTGTTCTTGCTTGTGTTTACGCCGTGGCCAATGGTATGGCCTCCCGTAATGTTGTAGGCAGTTTTCAAGGCATTTCCCAAGGCATTTTTCCCAACACCTCCGCTTGACGCCTCTAATGTGGCAACGAAAAAGTTTTCGGCATCTATCAATTCGTCCGGCCCGATAAATCGAGCGTCCAAATCCTTGTTAACCGTACCTTTACTAAACGTGTTCGGGAACTTTACCATCTTACTTTATTCGTTTTTACAAATGTTTTTTTATTCTGTTTTGTGCTGTCTCAAAATATTTGTCATCTTGCTCTATTCCTATAAAGTTTCTGTTTGTATTTACACAAGCTACTCCTGTACTTCCTGAACCCATTGTAAAATCTAAAACCGTTTCGTTTTCGTTGGTGTATGTTTTAATAAGGTACTCCATTAATTCGGCTGGCTTCTGTGTTGGGTGTAACCCTCTGTCCGTTCTGCAAGAATAATGTAATTGACTATCTGGGAATTTTACATCATAGCTTTTATGTTCTTTTTCAAATGCAATCGATTTTTTAGTTATAGCTATTGGTATCGCTTTACTTTGTTTGTTGCCACCTTTTTTTATAGGCACATCACGTTTAATCATTTGAGGGCTATAATTAGGCATTTTGCCAATTATAGAAAACACGCTTATGTTTTCGTGTGTTTTTATAGGCTGTCTTTTAGCTTGCACAAAATTACCTCCAAACTTTTTATCATATATCCAATCGTAGCAATATCCATTAATATTACTCATTCTTAAAGCACTACTAAAAGGCTCTGAACCAAATAAAACTATTGCCCCATTTGGTTTTATAATTCTATTTAACTGCTCCCACATTAAATCAAAAGGAATAACTGAATCCCATTTACAAGCTGTTGTTCCATATGGAGGGTCTGTTATAATAGCATCAATACTGCCACTTGGTATGCTTTTCATTACTTCAAGACAATCACCTTTTATTAGTTTTATTTTATCCATTGTCTTTTTGCATTAAGGAACAGCATTATGTCGGAAATCTTGATATCCATCATTGCTATTTTGGCATTTTTGTATTCGGCAAACCACATTCTTTTAGCTTCGTTTTTCTCGTACATCGGAACTCCATTCAAGTTTCGCATCAATTCATAGTTCACGTAGTTGTAAAGTGCTTGTTCGGCCAGTTTGCTTACCTTTATTTCGCTTTCGTTGCTGTATTCCAGTCCATCCGAAATGTATTCGAGCATAATCACGCGACTCGCATTGTCGGAACTGAAATGTATTTTCCCCATTCGGGGGTCGATGTTGAAATAGCCGTTGGCATTTTGAGTTGGGTCCAATCTGAAATTGGCGTGGACACTTCCGCAACCTCCTTCAAAAACCCGCTTGTTTACTTTGTCGTTCAACTCGGAGTAAAAAGTGGAGCCTTCTAATATGAATCCGTTGTCGTCGAATAATATTTCGGCATCGTGGTCTTGCAAATAAGCCGTAGCCATCGCCATTTTTTCGTTTCTCGACAATACCATCAATTCTCCACTTTCGGGGTTTACGTAGGATATTCTCGCATAGTTGACGTAATCCGGAGGCAATGTAATATCGAGCGTATCACCCAACTCTAATTCCACTTTTTTTACTTCACGCAAAGCATTCATCGAGAATCTCTTGATACCCTGCTTGAATTGATACAGTACTTGTGAGCGTTTTACGGCATTCAAAATCTTTCCGTCACCGGTAAAGTTCGAAATGAAGTTGATCACCATTTCCTCCAACGACACGTAACCGTACTCGCCGTGATTCGCTTCGTCTTCGTAGTATTCCTGTGGATTCATCGAAGCCATAATTAAGATTGTTTGTTTGTGGTTACTACATCAGAATTTGCGGCAGCCGCAACAACTTCTTCCTCCTGTATGGAGATTCCGCAAAACGACATAATTTTCATTATAAGCGGGTAGAAAAGGCTTTCGTCCAATTCAATGTCTTGCCTGTCCGACGCTCCTGCGTTGAAAGTTGGATTTCCCTTGGCATCAATAACGTAGCTCCATTTCGGGGCCTTTGGCGTTCTGATGTAGAGCAATTCTACCGAGAAACCCGACGGAGCCTTTGGATAAACTCGATACCCATTCCCGATTTTTGTGTAAATAGGGAATAGGGTAGTGGGTGCATTAAGTTTTGAGTTCACCATATTGTTCCAAACACTCCCTTTGGGTACTTCTTCAATATCCACTTTTTTGTTGGCGGCGTTCACGAGCGATAATCCGGTGGTGCGATACAAGTCGGTTCCGGAAAATTCCCAAACATCATTCCCTGAATTATAAGTAAAATTGGCAGGAACAGAAAAGGTAGAAAAAGTATCAATTTGCTCCTGAATATTCTTAGGAATGTCGGCAAATCCAGTATTCGACAAATGTCTTGATTGGTTTGTCAGCCATTTGTTGTACTGATAAAACAAGTTCTCGAACAACTCCGACTGGGCCAAATAACAAAAAGAATCAAACTCCATTGGAGAAATAAACGCCCTGTTGTTTTTATCCAACAAGAACAATACGGTATTCCTGCATCTGTTGATACTAATCATCCTTCAAGTATTTTCAACAAAGATAAAAAATAAACGACAACAAACGTTTGTATGTAATTAAAATTTTATACATTTGTCCTATGAAAACAATATTTCTACATACTCAACGCCTTCAAGAACCGGAAAAACATTCTGGAGGAATTGGCGTATAGTATATTTAAACATATATAAATTACCTAAAACCTCCTTTAATTGGGAGGTTTTTTTATTTCTAGGGATATAGGAGTCAGGTTTATCTAGCCGCACTTGGAATGCGGATCACGTGGGTTCGAATCCCACTCCTTAGACAAAAGCCGTATTCGTCTAATCGGAATAGGACACCAACCTTTCACGTTGGGTAATGTGGATTCGAGTTCCACATACGGTACAAATTGGAGTATGATATAGCGGTTATTATACTAGACTTTGACTCTAGTCATTCAAGTTCGATTCTTGATGCTCCTACAAATGGTGTTTTTAGCTTATTTGGTAAAGTGACGGACTGTGAATCCGTAGAACAGGGTTCGATTCCCGAAAACACCCAAAAGCAGTCGTGACGGAAATGGCATTACGTGTTGGTCTTAGAAACCAAATTATAGGAGTTCGAATCTCCTCGGCTGTACTATCTTCTTGTAGTTTAAATGGAAAAACCTTTGGTTACGACCCAAAAAAGTGAAAGTTCGAATCTTTCCAAGAAGTCAATTAGAATCAGGATAGAGAATTGAACTCTAAATTTAAGATTTGCAGTCCTAACGCTTCGCCGTCAGCATTCCTGATATTTTGTGGGAACAGTTGGTAACGATCCAACTCCTACGGATTTTCAGTCCGTCGCAATAACCTTATCTGCCATATTCCCATATAGCGCAAACCCAAAGAATCGAACTTTGTCCTACGGTTTTGGAGACCGCTTGGCTGCCATAGCCTAGAATGCAATTGCGGAAAGTAGAGAACACGATTCCCAAAGTTTTACCTACCCATTGTTTAGCAAACAAGTCTAACCACCTGATTAGTTTACTTTCCATTTTGCGGAAAATGTAGGACTCGAACCCACACGCCCTATTAAGGGTTGACGCATTTCAAGTGCGCTGCCGATAGACCAACTCGGCTTAATTTTCCTTTTGTGACTCCTATGGGATTCGAACCCATACTGAACGGGGCTTAAACCCGATGCCTCTGCCGTTGGGCTAAGGAGCTATTTGTGGGAGCAGATGGAATCGAACCAACAAGGCGATGTTTTACAGACACGACCAGAAACCCTGTCGATACTCCCAATAAATAAAAAATCCCGAACTTTCGAACGGGATTAAATTTTAAATACAATTACTTTTAATTATTGCATATCAAATCCCGTATCGTATTTAAACGACAACCAATAAGATAAACAAAAACTTAAATTTTTCATAATGTGTTTTTTTTGTAGCGTGTCGCAGATTCGAACTGCCCCGTAGAGTTTATGAGACTCCAATGCGACCGATTACACCTTCACGCTGGACAAAGATATAAATAAAATAAACAAAAACAATCATTTGCTGTCGTTTATTTTTAATTTATTTTATTTTTTGCTCTTTCGGCAGGACTCGAACCTGCAAATACTGATTAACAGTCAGCCGTGATAACCATTTCACTACGAAAGAATATAGTTGCCTCGAAGAGTTTCGAACTCTTGGCCTTCGCATTATGAGTGCGCTGCTCCACCGATTGAGCTACGAGGCGATTTATTGAGTTGGTAGAAAGAGTCGAACTTTCAATCGGAACTTTAGAAGGGTTCTGCATTTCCATTTATGCTATACCAACAATTGTTTCCTGTGATAGAATCGAACTATCGCCCTAACCGTGTAAAAGTTATACGCTCCCATTACGCCAACAAGAAATTTAGAGGCTTGCGTGGGATTCGAACCCCGTAACTTCTTTACAAGAGAAGCGTTTTACCATTAAACTACCAAAGCCATTGCGGTCTATAAGGGAATCGAACCCTTTTCTTCTCCGTGACAGGGAGAAATCCTAGCCGTTGAACGAATAGACCATTTATTGAGCGAAGTGTCGGAATCGAACCGCATTTCTAGTTTGGAAGACTAGCACTTTAACCGTTAAGCTACACCTCGCATTGTTGGAATAATAGGATTTGAACCTATGCGTACAATCTTATCAGGATTGCTTTCTACCAGACTGAATTATATTCCATTGTTTTGTTCCCTTACCGAGATTCGAACTCGGCTTCCCAAATTAAAAGTTTAGTACATCCGCCAATAATGTTTTAAGGGAATAGATTGCTACTCCCAATTATTGAGAGTAATTACCGTTTATACTTCTTACTTGTTTTCATTTTTATTGTTTTGTGGAATTGAAGGGAATCGAACCCTCAAAATACTGATTGCAAATCAATACGTCTAGCCAATACGACACAACCCCAAATAAAAAAATCCCCTAAATTTCTTTAGAGGATTTATATATGATTTAAAAATTCAATTTATACCATAAACCTCTTGCTTGGGAAATTATCCCCAACTCTTGCAATCGTTTTTATGTTATTCATTGACTTCATTTTCTTATTTTACTTTTAACTACCGCAAATATAGTAATATTTTCTTTAAATTTCATTATAAGTACAAAATATTTCTGTTTAATAAAAAAACCACCCTGAATAGAGTGGTTTTAATTCTATTTTAAGATTTTATTTCGAATGCAACAAGAACTCATAGAACGTTCTTCCTACGCCGGATTCAAAGTATTTCACGATTTCATCCAGTTCGTTTTGGTTTTTGGCTACTTCAAGAATAACTTCTCGATTCTTGTTCATCCAACGATAGGTACTGTAAATCAAATCTCCGGATGCCAAGGCTCCTTTGACTACTCCTTTCATCTTTATGGTAGGGTCTTCAGTGTAGGCGATGTATTTTGCGGGGTCTTTTTTGGCGATTGCCAATACTTCTTCCTCCAATAATTCTTCGCTCCAAGAATCAACATAATTGGGGCATTCTACCGATGCAATGGCCCTATTCGTGATTTCGCCAACGCTAAACACCAATCCCAATGCTTTGTGGTTCAATTTCTCTTTGGCAACAATCTCTCTTGATTTTGCTTTTGGATCATATTCTTTGAAAATTTTGTCTTTGTACGGGTGAATGTGCAAGAACTTCTGCAAGTTGATTTCATTGGCAGGAACTTTTAGTCGTCCAAATTTGAACAAAATCTCGGCCAATATCACCGACCCCGGTTCCTTGCTTTGATTCTCCTGGAAAAATGACGGTTGGTTGCTCGCATAACGCAAGATATGTACCTTGTTTTTCTCTTTGTTGAAGTACTGCAAAGGCACTAAATCGGTGTGTTTTGACGGGATGGATGCCGAAACCGGTTTTCCTTCCAAATATTCATACTCCCTGTCTTTTACCTCCCAATTCTTGAATTCGGGCAAATCTTCGATGTCGTATTCTTCTTTTACCAATGGTGCTTGGTATTGCGGTTGTACTTGAATAGTGTTTTTTTGAGATTCCGCCAACATTTCTGCTACCATAGCTTTTACAGCCGATAACGGTATTACAGGCTCTTGTCCTTCCGTCGCCGTTGGTGCTTTTTCTTCCGTGGAATCTGAACTTTCGACGGATTTCAAATACTCGGCCAACGGAATCTCGCCTACGTATTTTTTATCTACAATTAACCCTTCTGCTACCATATTCTTATATAGCGGCGTGAAGTGGTGGGGCAATTTTGCTTCTTGTGTTTCCATTTTTTATTTGATTTAATTGATTATTAATTGAACAACAAAGGTAAATCTTATTCATTTACAAACGTTTGTTGTCGTTTATTTTGTGACAAGCAAAAAACCCACTCGTTGGAGTGGGTTTAGTTTGAAACGAATAATCGTTTATCCTTTGAACAAAACAGTGTTGTTACGCCCAATCAAAACTGTAGCAGATTCATTTTGGAACTCTGTAGTGATGGTATCAGTCAAACTTGTTCCCTCTTTCCAGTCACGTACTACCATTTCATAATCACGATTCATAGCGCCATATTGACGATTTCTT